ATAGCCAGACCCAAATTAACCCGTGCAGTCGCAGCATCAGACGCGCCAGTGCCGCCATCGGCAACAGTAAGATCAGTAATCCCAGTAATCGAGCCACCAGTGGCGGTGATGGTCAGCCCGCCGCCAGCCACAATAGGGGCAATCGAGTTGCCAGTAAGCCGGACGTTGCCGACAGAAACAGACGTATTGCCGACATTCAGCGCGGTGGCAACACCGTCGCCAGTCCTGACCGCCTTCTCAGTAGCGGCTACACCACCGTCAAGATGCAGAAGCTGCCCGTACGTATCGCGTACTCTGGAGCCTGTAAGTGATGTCGGCATATGTCCCTCTTGAATAAGAAGGTAGGGGGCCGGAGCCCCCCACTATTAGCTAACCGCTGCGCTGAACGGCGTGATCTCAACGCCCGTACCGATGATGTTACCATGCACCGCATACAGGTTAGTCGCAACGTCGATCAGGACCAAGATACCGCCAGCGATGCCGCCAGAGGTAGTGCCGTTCATCGTGATCGTGTCGCTGGCCGCAACTGTGCTGAACTCAGTACCCGTACCAGCAGCCTGATCAGTCACATAGACCGAACCAGACATCACGTCAGTGGCATCAGCCACCTTGATGATGTTGTTGTTCGACGTGACAGTCGTGCCCGTGGTAAACCGGAAGACAGCACCCGAACCGGTTGCAGCCGGAAGAGTAGCCGTAACACCAGCCGCACGACCAAGAACGATGACCTTTTGGTCATGCGCCGCAACCGTAACAGCCAGAGTAGCGTCACCAGCCGCAACGAGCCGGGCTGAAGCATCAGCAACAGCGTCGATCTCGGCAGCCGTAGCAGCAACCGCAGTACCACCGATGGACGGCGTAACGAGGTTCAGGTTGTAAGCCGTGCCCCCATTAAGCGTCGGGTTGTCTTGCGCAATGCCAGTATAAACACCCATAGTTCTCTCTCCTATGAAAAGGAGGGGGCTTTCGCCCCCGCCAATTACGTTGCGTTGGGGATCGAACCGGGGTTGGTGCCAGCGTCGATAACGATGATCGAGAGCAGCACCTTGGCGACATCCGTACTCGCCGTGTTGACCGTCATCACCACAGCGGTGTCGGCAGTCAGGAACGCAGCGGTAGTTGCGCCGGTCATGGTAGCGACCGTGGTGTTGCAATCAAAGTCGTTAGCGAACAGCGTCAGCGAACCCGTGATACCGAGGTCGATGGTCGCTGCGGCACCTTCCGCCTTCAGCAGCTTGACGCTGCCGCCGACGATGTAGGAGCCCTTCGGCAGGGTCGCGAGCACGAGCGTATCGGTATTTGCCAGCGCGGTAGCACCGGCAGCCAAACGAGCGGCAGCGATCTTAGCGAAGTCGATGGTGTACTCCATCACCGTAAAGCGATTGGTGTACGAGGAAGCAAGAGCAATAGAGCCCTTGTTAATGCCGAGGCTATCGGTATATGCAACCATTTTCAGGTCTCCTTAGAACTGTACGACAGCCATCGTGAGAGCTTCGGGCTTAACGACCTTGTAGCCGTAAACCTGAAGACCACGAATGATGTCACCGAAAGTGGACTCCGAACGGATAGTTTCCATCTCCGTCATCTGCGACGCGAAGGTGAAGCCCATCTTGGTGCCACCGATGATGCTGAACTTGCCCGAAGACACGTTCAGGTTATGGCTGACGTAGACCGTGAAACGGTCAATCATACCAAGGCGACCGTTACGCATCACCGACTGGCTGTCGCCAGTAAGCGAGGCGTCCTTGAGTTCGGACTTCTTGATGAGGCCAGCCATACGGGCCGGGATCACGAGGAAGCGACCGCTCTCAGGGCAGTTGTTCTCGTCAAGCACGGTGCCCATGTCAACGATCAGCTCGGTGACAGAAGCGGTGCTGCTAGCGCCATCCTTGGTGACGGTCAGCGGAGACGCGGACGAACCGAGGTTGAACGCACCGGAGATGCGGCCAGCAGCCGTACCCTTGTTGGTGGCAGAGATGTCGGGCAGGATGTCAGTCAGAACGCGCTGGTCGATCTTGACCTTCATCTGCTCGGACGCATCCTTGGACCACATGTCCATGAGGTTGACATCCGACTGCACCTTATCAATGTCGTCTTCAACGCAGGCGAAGTATTCGCCCTTGTCGATGAGAAGCTGCAGCTTCGGCTTGTCGGGGTTTTCCACGACAAGGTTCTGACCCTTGACGTAATCACGGATCGTGATGTTGGGCTGCGTACGGATATTGACCGTATCGCCCTGACCCTTAATTTCGCCTTCGTAGTCCGTGTTAGAAATAGCCGCGAGAACAGTTGCGTCGTAGAAGTTCTCGATTAGCTTGCCCGACCAGATTTCCGGAATGAAGTTGCCGGAATAATTCGGGCGTCCGGGTGCGACAGGAAACGCCATTTATGTGCTCCGTTTAACCATTAGCGACAATGCGATTTTCCCGCTGTGCAGCGAAGATATCGCGTTCAATACGGTCGCGCTCGGTCTCACGGCCACGATAAACACCCTTGCGCACGTTATCAAAGAACTTTGAAATCTCTGATGGTGAATACGTTTTGGGCTTGTCACCTGTAGGCGCAACCGCACTGCGGCTACGTCCGGGGGCAACTTGTTTCTCTAGCTGAGACTTTGCAACGTCCCGAGGTTCTTGAGCAATGCGGTGGCCCGTATTCCCCTGCCATGCGTTGAAGAACGCAGCAACACGACGAGCGTCCAGACCACGCTGGGCATTTTCGAGGTAAGACTGGCGGGTAACACCCGTCAGCGGATCGACCTCAAGAAGCCAAGAGTGGAAGTCCTTACTCTGATTGATTTCCCGCCAATCTGGAACAACCGCTGTCAGATCAGCCCAGAATGTCTGCTCAGCCGACTGAGCCTGTCGCTGTGCGACCTGCTCGACACGCGGAATAACGCTTGCTTGGAGATTACGAATGGTATTCTCCAGATCAGCGATCTTCTGCTGGTGCAGTGAAGTCTCCTCCTTGGTCACGCGGCGCATGACTTCGATGGAATCTCCATAGTCCTCAATGTCTTTGTCAGTGACGAGCTTCGACTGGACCGATGCAGCCTGTGCAGGTTGCGTCGAAAGAGACGAGATCAGCTTTTCAAGCTGCTCAACACGTGAAGTGAGTTCCTGCTTATCTGTCCGAAGCCGGGCAGTATCAGCATTATACATACCCTGAAGGGTGCGATAACGCTGTTCAGCAGTGTCAGTTGCGGTGGTAGCCGGTCGTCCTTGCTCGTTAGACGCGGCTTCAGGCGCAGAGTTCTCAGCACCGTTGGCTTCATCGGTCGCAGAAGTCTCCATGCCTGCGTCATCCTGCTCAGTGGCAGGCGGGTTCGCATCGGCGTGAAGTTCATCGTACAACTTCTTTACAGCCTCGGACTGCTTTCTGATCTGCTCGGGTAGGGCCATACAAACGCTCCTCTCGGTGTGCGTGCCAGTGTTAGTCGCTATCGTTTATTCGATTGTGCGACGAATTCGCGAGAATTATTAACAAGTTTACACAGCTCTGTCAACACTTGGCACCTGCCTTGCGCGATACCGACAGCATTGGACGATACGTTTGGGAGCTGTTCGAGTTCGTGCTGACGCCAGTTGTTGAGCCACTGCACAAATTCTTTATTGTGCGTTGCAATATTTGCAAGCCGTGCAACAATCTCCGGATCAGGGCGGATCATCGGCCAGTCTGCTGGTTAGTCACGAGGTTCATGCCGCCAGCGGGGGCACCGCCAACATCCATGTTCTCCGCGCCGGGAGCCTGACCGGGTATCTGCGGGGGCTGCATCGCCATCTGAGCGGCAGCCTGCTTTTCCATGGCCTTCTTCTTTGTAGCCATGTTTTCGCGAGACGGGATAATCTCTTCAACCGGCATCTGCAGACCCTTGGCGATCTCACGGAGGATGGCAGCGCGGCCATCCGGGCCCATGATGCCCATGTCGATCTCGTTGGCGGTAGCGTTCAAGAACTCGACACGGCGGACATTCGTGGTTTCCTTAACGGCAAGATTTACAGCGCCGCGCGGAATGACCTGCGCATCACCCTTGATGTTCTCATCGTCGTCGTAGCGCATGTTGTAAACAAACTGCCGCTGGACAATCGGCTTCACGACATCGTGATCAATGTGCATGACCACCTGACGGATGCCCTTACCCGCAGAACCCATGAGCATAGAGAGGCCCGAAGCCGTACGACCAGCACCCTGAACGTCCGTATCTCCGTAAATATACGAAGGAATACCGGAGTGGTCGTCGGCCAGACGGCTGAACCGCTCGTAAACCGCCATCAGCGTGCCCGAGTTGTCGTTCGGCTGGTTGAACCGGACTGCCGGGGCAGAGCTACCCAGCGGATCATTAAGCACCTGCCAGATTTTCCACGGGTGCATCTGCGTGATGTCTTCGTTCGGCGGGATGCGTTCAAGGTTCACTTCGACCTGCGGGCCGGATGCGATGCCCATGTTGTTGACCAGTGCGCGGGCGGCTGCGTTACAGATATTCTGCAGGTCTTCGATGATCTCCGGAATGGCCCGGCCCCAGAACGAACCGGGCGTCTTGATGAACGATGTCTTGGCGTAAGGCTTCTCACCCAGCGGGTCATAGTTCAGCACGGCCTTGATGACGAGGGTGCCGATTACCCACACGTTGGCGTCGTATTCCTTGGCGTCATCGGGAACTTCGGCTTCCGTCATGCCCCACTCTTGAAGCATCTTGCCGGATACCTTGCCCCAGAACTCAAGCGCGTCGAACACATCGGTTGGGCGCATCTCGGTGTAGAACTTGCGTTCTTCTTCCTCACGGGCATATTCGGTCGGCTCGAACACGAACGAAGCATCCGGCCCATTTTCCAGAGCCTTGCGGATAGCCTGCTCGTCGTAGCCCGGAACGCCGATAAGATCGGCCAGAGCCTGCCGGGTCAACTGATGGTGCTCGAACATATAGCCGTCGTTGATCCGGGTGATGCCCGGCTCGGGATACATATTGAACGGGCTGACACGCTCGAACTCAGGCGCGATACGTTCGCCCTGCTCTACGGCGGTGCGGCCATTCTGGTCGGAAACCCACTTCAGGAACCGCTGGCGGCGGACGATGGGCCCCTTGACGAAGGCGCACGGGAACGTCACCAGATCAGTCAAAAACTCATTGAACGCATCCGCCCAGCCGCCCTGTGCGAGCTGGTCCTCAATGCGGATTTTCATCTTGTCCGCGCGGTTCTGGGCAGCCTGCAGCACCTTGAACCTGAACTGCTGGGCAACGACTTCACGCAATTCCAGCATGTCGGTTTTGGTTGGAGCCTGCGATGTCTGCTGAATTGTGATCATCACCTGCTCAGCAAACGCCTGCTTCAGCTCGTCCATCTGAGAGGGCGACAGGTCGGGCTCGGGCGTAGGCTGCATGTCCCACGGGGGCGTGCCATCATCCATCAAGATGTCGCGAAGCCAGCTCTCAGCCGCACGGCACTTGATCTCGGTGAGCATCATGTAGACTTCAGAGCCACCCTGAGCACGGATAGCGTTCATCTTATCAGGCTCGTACTCGCCATTACGCTGGCGCAAAGCCTTGAGCATGATGTCGTTGATGGGGTCTTTCGCCATGCGGGCGGCGTCCCAGCAGGTGCGGAGATGGGCAGCCAGCCCCAGAATAACCGGGTTCTGCTGACGTGCTT